AGCAGATCGCCCAGCGCATCGAGGCCATCAAGTCCCTCGGCGAGATGCAGCCCGTGGCCGCGAAGCCGGCCCAGATCGACGAGCCTTGGAAGTCCGGCGGCGTGGTCCGCAACCCGTTCACCGGCACCCGCGAAGAGGCCAACTTCAAGGCCTATGCCTTCGGCCAGTGGGCGCGCTCGATCATGGGCAACAAGAAGGCCGCGGACTGGGTGAAGAACAACCTCAAGGCCCAGTCGGAAGGCACGACCACCGCTGGTGGTTTCACCGTTCCGGACCCGCTCTCGAGCGACCTGATCTACCTTCGGGAAGGTTTTGGTATCGGTCGGCAGAACTGCCGCATCTACCCGATGTCCTCCGACACGCTCCTGGTCCCCAACGCGACGGCCTCCACCACGGTCTACTATCCGGGTGAAAACACGGCGATCACCGCGTCGGACCTCACGTTCGCGCAGGTGAGCTTGACCGCGAAGAAGATGGCCGTCCTCACGCAGGTTTCGAAGGAACTTGCCGAGGACTCGGTGATCGACTTCGGCGCCACGTTGGCCCGCGACATGGCCTTCGTGATGGCGAAGGAAGAAGACCGCGTTATCTTCAACAACGCCGCGGACGCCACGTCCGGCATCGACGGTGCGCTCTGGGCGGTCTACAACCTCAACGCCACGAAGGCCAATATCGCCTCCTTGGTGCTGTTCGCGACCGGCCAGACGATCACCTACAGCCCGACCCTGGCGAACCTCGCGACGATGGTCGGCAAGCTGCCCACCTACGCCGCGAATGCCAAGTGGTATATGCACAAGGAGATCTGGTTCAACGCCATCGCGCCGTTGCTCCAAGCTCTGAGCGGCAACGCGATCGGCGATATCCAGAACGCCTACGGGCCCAACCCGACCCTGTTCGGGTACCCCGTGGTGTTCGTGCAGAATATGCAAAAGACGCTCGCCGCGTCGACCCCGTATATCCTGCTCGGCGACCTCTCGATGGGTTCCGTCTTCGGCGACCGCCGCGGCGTCACCATCGATGTCTCCGACCAGCGGTACTTCGTGGAAGACTCGCTGGCGTTCAAGGGCACCGAGCGGTTCGCCTTCTCGGCGTTCGACACGGGCAACGTGAGCGCCACGGCTTCGGCCCGCGTTCCCGGCGCCCTCATCGTCGGTGCTTCCCAGGCCACCTGATACGGGCTTTGGCTGATCGGACCCTCCCGGTGGACGCACCGGGAGGGTTTCTCTTTTGTGGGATAATCCAACCATGGGACTCACCCGATCCGAGGCTATTGCTCGCGTCTCCCTCTGGTGCGATGCGACCGCGTACCCCGAGGTATCGACGACCGATATCGGCACGGTGGTCGACCAGTTCGAGCGGTTCAGCTCCTGGACGGCCGCGACGGCCTATAGCGTCGGCTCTCGGGTGGTCCCGACCACGCCCAATGGACGCGTGTACGAGTGCCGCACGGCGGGCACGACGGCCTCGACCGAGCCCGACTGGCCGACCGCGCCTGGCAACCTGTTCCAAGGCTGGGCCTACTCGGAGGGACCATCCGATCCCCAGCTTCTCTGGGTGGACGTCGGACCAGCGCACGTCGAGCGGTACGATGTCCGCTCCGCGGCGCGGCAGGTCTGGCTCATCAAGGCGTCCCGCGTGGCCGGCGAGATCGATGCCAAGGACGGCGCTCAGGATGTCAAGCTCTCGCAGCTGCGGACGCATTGTCTCGGGCAGGCGGAGGTGTTTCGTCCGCTGGTGATCATCTGATGAACACCGGTCTGCGCGAGCGTCTATCGGCCCGCTTCGTGGCGCGGCTTTGTCCCGACACCGTCGAGGTGCACCGCTTCACGATGACCGCGGACGGGCGTGGAGGAACGACGCTCTCCTGGCGCAAGATTGGGACGCACAAGGGGCGCATGACCGCGGGGATCGGGACCGAGACGCAGGTGGCTGGTGGTATCGAGGCGGTAAGCCGATGGGCGCTACTCTTGCCGTTGTCGGCCGATATCGAGCCACGCGACCGGGTCTACATACCGGGCGACAACAACCGATATTGGGAAGTGACTGGCAGCGATGCGGGGACGACGGACCTGCTTATCCAGCACATCGACCTCGAGGAGCGTGCGCAATGACACTCGACAGCGGATGGGCCGCGGTGATCGTTATGGGCATCATCGCCATTGGTGGTGGTGTTGGCAAGCTGATCCATATGATGTACAAGATGGAGGCCGAGATCACCGGGACGGCGGCCACGCTCAAGGACCATGGGCGACGGCTTGACTCTCTCGAAAACGAGGTCAAGAACGTCTTGCAAATTATCCTAAGGCACGGCGCGCAATGAACCAAGACAAGATCATTGGGTTCGTGATCAAGGTATTCGCGGTGATCGGATGCGCGATCATGGCCTACCAGTTCATTACCGTCGTTGGCGGTTTTTCGGAGGCATGGTGATGATCCGCAATGTGTCGATCAAGAGGCTGGTCACGGTGATGCTGGCGACGACTATCGCGGTGGTATCTCCGGCCATGCAGCAGGCGTTCGCAACTCCCATGCCGCAGGAGGCAGGGCTGGAGGAGATCGCCGCGCGGATCAAGTTCGCCGGGATGATGAGCGTCAATGCTTTAATCCCCGCGATGGTCGGTGCGCTGATGGGCTTTTTCACCCGCGCAGACAAGACCGAGCCGGTGTTCGCGCTGACCAAAAAGGGCGACGAATAAATGCCAGACATCCCGGCCAATGCAAGCCCCGTTGTCCTCTCGCTCCAGCTCGTATCCGCAAGGACCGAAGGCGAAAAGATCATCGCAATGTTTGACGATGACACCACGACCGAGTTTTCTTATGCAAATTCGGCCGACTTTTTCAACGACCCGAATCAATACAAAGAAATGATCCGCAGAATGCTGGTATTGGATTGGTTGCAAGAGCAGGTTATGAGCAAACGGGCCCTGTTCGACGTTTCCAATCCATCGGATATTTGGGTCCAGGTGGTGCCCTAATGGCAACAACAGCTGGACCAACAATGATCCTGCCCGCCTGGAAGACGGTCAAAATACGCACCGCGGGCGTTGACCTTACGACGACCGTTTTCAACTCCAATAGCACGTCATTCGGGACTTATGTCGCCGGTGTATTCATGCCGGAAGATTCGATCACCTGCACTCGTGTTGCGTTCTATCAATCCTCTTCCGCAGGTGCGGCGACGAAGGTTTTGCGATGCGGTATCCAGACCGTCTCAGCCACGAATGGATTGCCTAGTGGCACTTGGACCAACTACGGCGATTACACCGTGACATCGGCAAACAATGCCACGTTCGTCAGCGTGACGCTGGGTACATCTGCCACATTGACTCGAGGGACCGCATTCGCGGTGGTGCTCGAGCCGCGGAGTGGATTCGGCGCATCGGATACGATCACCATCAATCGCAACCATGGGACCGACTCGTATGCGTCCAATGCGGAATATCTCCCATATATTTGCACCAACGGTGCCAAAACCATTAATAGCGCACCATTGTACGCATATGGAACATCGACTACATGGTACGGGTATCCATGGTCCGCTGAGGCGAATGATCCAATCACGACGCAGGAGAGCGGAAACAGCATCAAATTGATTTGCTCTGGCATAAAGGCATTCCGCGTGACCGGTGTCCGAGTTTGGGGCCACACAGCCAACACCAACGACACACAGCTGAATATCTACGACACCGTAAATGGCACCACGCCAATGGCTAATGCAACCGCATCAATGGACACGGATGTTATTTACGCGCGATCTGCGATAGGCAATTCTCGTGTCTATTATTTCAACGGAGCGATCGATTTACAGGCCGGGACGAAATACTATCTTGCCGTCAAGCGCACGTCTGGGACCAACGACCAAAACCATGCGTATTTGGATTTCAAAACCGGTGGAACTGATTATTTCAAGGCTTTGAATCAAAACTACGAGGCGTATTACATCACCAGGACAACCGCCGGGAGTGGATCGTTTACGGAGACGACGACGCGTCGAATGGTTTGGGATTTGTACATCGACGGTTACGAGTCAACTGCGGGCGGGTCTGGCGGCATGATCGTCCATCCCGGCATGGCAGGAGGCATGAGAGGTTAGGCTATGGCCAAAGAGATCATCAAACGAGGCGCAACCTCCAATATCCTCCGCGTGTTTCTCCAGGACTCGACGGTGACAACCGGCGCAGGGAAGACCGGCCTCACCTCCAGCTCGAGCGGTCTGATCATCTCGACGATTGCCGATGTCGAGGCGACGGCGACCACCTATACATCCGCGGCGACGAACGTCGAAACGATCACGACGCTGGGTACCTTCGCGGCTCCGACCGCTGGCAAATGCCGGTTCCGCGAGGTTGACGCGACTAACCTTCCCGGTATCTACGAAATTCAGATCGCGGACGCGAGGTACAACGTGTCGAACTCGACGCAGTTGATTGTCGCGATCCAATGCACCGGCGTGGCTCCAGTCTACGTCGAGTATCAGCTGGTGCTCGTCGATCTGATGGATACGGTGCGCTTCGGCCTCACGGCGCTCCCCAACGTGGCGAGTGGATCCGCGGGCGCGATCATTACCAGCGGCACCGGCACCGCCCAACTTAGCACCACGAGCGGCAACGTCACCGTGGCGACCAACAACGACAAGACCGGCTATAGCCTCACGCAAGCCTTCCCGGCAAACTTCTCGAGCCTTGCGATCACCGTTGGCGGCGCGGTCACCGCGGGAACGGTCTCGGACAAGACCGGTTACAGCCTCTCCGGATCGCAGACCTTCAGCACGACGGGATCGGTGGGATCGGTCACTGGTTCCGTTGGATCGGTTACCGGCACGGTCACGGCGAACACGACACAACTTGCTGGCCAGACGGTCACCGCCGCAGCCGGCGTGACGTTCCCCAGCTCGGTATCGAGCCTCACCGCGGCCAATGTCTGGCAAACGGACATCAGCGGTTACACGACCGCTGGATATGCCGGAACCTACCTCAAGGGCGCTGGATCCTCCGGCGATCCGTGGTCGACGGCGATTCCTGGCTCCTACGGCGTGGGTACGGCCGGCTACATTGTCGGTACGAACCTCAACGCGACGATCACGAGCCGCATGGCAACCTATACCCAGCCGACCGGGTTCCTCGCCGCGACGTTCCCGACGACGGTGGCATCGACCACGAACATCACGTCGGCCTCGGGCGTAACCTTGGCCAGCAGCCAGACCTTCTCGACGACCGGCTCGGTCGGCTCGGTTACGGGTTCGGTTGGAAGCGTTACGGGCGCGGTTGGTTCTGTTACTGGGGCCGTAGGCTCGGTTACAGGCGCGGTCGGTTCGGTCACCGGAGATGTCGGCGGCAAGGTTCTGGGTGGCGGTGCGTCGGCCATTACCGGCGACGGTGTCCGCGCCGCGAGCGTTACCGGGGCCGTAGGATCGGTTACAGGATCCGTCGGATCGGTGACGTCGGCCGTTACCGTCGGGACTATAAATGCGAACGTGATCACCGCCGCGAGCATCGCCACCAACGCCATCGACGCGGACGCGATCGCCGCGGACGCGGTCACCGAGATCCAGTCGGGTCTCTCGACGCTCACTGCGGCGCAGGCCGAGAATGCCGTGTGGAACGCCACCACGGCGTCGCACACGACCGCTGGTACCTTCGGCGGCCTCGTGATCCGATCTGACGGCACGAATGGCAACGAGGTCAAGGTCACGGCCGCACACCATGTCGCGGCGGACGTTCACGAAATCCAGCCGGGAACCATCGTCGATGCCGACTACAATTCGGCGTCCACCTACGCCAAACTGGCCACGTTGATCGAGGCCGACAGCCCGACAGGTTACCGGTACACGGCCCAGGCGCTCGAGCAGGCTCCCGCAGGTGGTGGAGGCGGTGGCGCGACGACCGTCCGCATGGGGCCGTTCGAGGTCAAGGCGGACGGACAAGGCGCCGACCAGCCGCTCGACCTCCAGAAGGGCGCGACGCACGGCATCGACTGCACGCTGGTGGACGGCACCGGAACCGGCGTCGACATCACCGGCGCGACGCTCTCGGCGAAGGTGTACAACTCCGCGGGAACGCTCGTCGAGACGCTCACCGGGACGGCAACTTACGCCGCTGGCGGGCAGCTCACCTGGACGATCACCACGACCACGACGAACACCGCTGGAACCTACACCGCCACGATCACCCGCACCACGGGCGCTTCGGACACGCAGGTCTTCGGCCCGCTCCGCATCTATGTGAGGGAGGTTTGAGATGGCCGAGATTATCGATCTTTATGAGGATCCAGACAAGATCCAGCAACTCGGTGCCTGGACGGGCGACTGGCACGTCTACGTTGTTCGTCTGGTCGACGAGAACGGATCGCCGATCGACATCACGACCGGCACCTTGTCGGCCACCTACACGAATATCGCGACGGGCTCGGCGTACTCGTTTGGAGGCGGTACGGTGACCCTCACGAAACAGTACTCGGCGCAGGGCATCGTATCGATCCTCAACCCGGCGGCCTACCCAACGTCCGCGCTGGTGCGGCTCACGATCGGGTTTACCGTCGGCAGCGTGGTTAGGCGGTTCGGCCCGCTCGAGATCAAGGTGCTGGCGCCGTGATCCGATTGGGCGTCGATATCCGCCTGGCGAACCTGCGGAGGTACCACGACAACCTCGACAAGCTCGAGATGGTGGTGATGGCGACCGCGGCGAACATCGAGGGCGATACCAAGCAATCGATCCTGCAAAGCTCGGGCCAGCACTTGCCATACGACCGCGGTGGCAAGGTGCACTGGTCCTCGCCACCCGGGTTCCCGCCAAACAGCGATACGGGCAACCTTGCGAACAGCATCAAGCATCGCCGGATCAACCGGACGACCGCGGAGGTGAACGTCGGCGCGGAGTACGGTATCCCGCTCGAGATCGGCTGGATCGCGGAGAACGGCAAGCATATCCCCGCCAGGCCGTTCCTCGGTCCCGCTGTTCGTCGACATGAGAAGGCGTTCCAAAAGGCCATCCGTTCGATCCTGGGAGGTTTCTGATGGCGTTCGAGGCAGGCGTGATCGAGGGATGGATATACGCTACGTTGGTGGCGGACTCGACGCTCGATGATCTACTCGCGGCGGACAACCTCCCGGCCAATTACCAGCAGGGCATCTACAACACCGTGGCGCCGGAGATCGACCCGGTATCGCGCAAGGCCCCGAGGTTCCCCTACGTTGTGTTCGCGATGGGCGGAAGCAGCGAGGACGAGACGGCGCTTTGCGGTTCACGGGCCTTCGCCAGGCCGAGCTTCAGGGTCACGGTATGGGATAATCAGAGCGGGAGCATCTCGATGCTTCGCGCCCAGCAGATCATGGACCGGATCGACACGCTCCTGGATAACCAGACGGTGACATCAACCAGCCCACGGTTCTACTTCAGGCGCGGCAGCACGGCCGAGAGCTTCGTGCTCAACACCGGAGGACGCACCGATATCGGCGTGACGGCGGTCTACAACGCGATCACGCAGTCGTAAGGATACAAGACCATGCCATTCTCTCGAACCGCCGCGCTGATCGGCGAAAACTGCACCGTCACCATCGCCTTCGGCGGCGCCCAGGATGGTTCGCCTTCCACCTTCACCGCCGACACGTATACTTGTCTGGCGCGGACCGCCCGTGTTTCCACCACCACCGCCACGGTCGATGTTTCGGCCCTCTGCGACACCGTGAGCAAGGCGCAGACCACCAAGTCCTCCGGTACCCTCGAGCTCGAGCTGCTGGTCGATTCGGTTGTCGGCCCGATCTGCTCGCTCAAGGAAGGCTACTATATCCAAGTGGTCCTGACGCTCGGCGGCCTCACCACCGCCATCAAAACCTACGTCGGCGTGGTGACCGGCTGGGGCTTGTCGGCTGGCAATGGTGAAGCCGTTGTGGAGAACGTCAGCGTGACGCTCGGCGCCAATGGTGTTGCGACGGCCTGGGCCTAATGCTTAAGTCCCTCGCGAATATCGCCAAGGACCCCGATCTCGGGGTCCTTTCGGTGGATCTATCGGACGTGGCGGGCGAAGGCGCGATCTTCCGGTTCCGCGAACCGAAGGCGGCGGACATCTTCCCAGATTCCAAGGAGCTCGGCGCGATGCGGATCGCGTTCCCCGAGTTCCCCGATCCGATGCTCTACCAAATCTACCTGATCTCGCGAACCTACCTTCCGGGACCGGACGACGACGGCGAAAGTCCGATGCGGGCATTCGGCAATCTGGCGCGGGCGTCGAAGGCGGTCTTCTTCCGGATCGTCGGGGACTACACGGCGAAGTTCCCGCTCGATGGTTTCGACGCCAAGGTGGACGAAGCAAAAAACGACTCCGCGGAGTAGCAGGGCAGGTCCTCTGGTACTCCGTGAAATACCTTCACCGGCACCCGAGCGAACTCGATCTCACCATTGACCAGATCGCCGAGGTGGCGTTCATTGGAAGGCAGATCGAGCAGAGCCAGGCCGAGGCGTTGTCGGCCATAGGGGGTATCGGATGACGGTAGCAGAGCTCACCGCTCGTGTCTCGGTGGTCGGCGTCGAGCCGGCGAAACGGGCACTGGACGGGATCAGCAAATCGGCCCGGTCCTTCGGCGAAGCGATCCGCTCCGCGGCCGATGCGACCCGCCTCCTCGACATCGCCACCAACGCGCTCGCGAAGATCTCCGGCATCGAAGCCGCGATGTCGTACGACGCGCAGGTGCGCGGTCTGGCGGCCTACCAGAAGAACGCCCAGGCGTTGCAGGCGCAGCTCGGCCGCCTGGTCGAGATCGCGAAGCTTCCCGGACTTGGTCTCCCCGAAGTGGCGCAGGGTGTCCTATCGCTTGAGGCGGCCGGCCTATCGGCCCAGATGAGCGAACGTGCCATCAAGGCATTCGGGAATGCGCTGGCGCTTGCTGGACGCGGCAAGGCCGAGCTCGACGGCGTGATACTTGCGCTCGGGCAGATCGCCTCGAAGGGCAAGATCTCCGCGGAAGAGATCAACCAGATGGCCGAACGGGTTCCCCAGATCCGGCAGGCGCTCCAGAAGGCCTTCGGCACGTCGAGCACCGAAGCGATCCAGAAGATGGGCATATCGGCGAACGAGGCGATCGGCAAGATCATCGCCGCGATGGAGCAGCTCCCAAAGGCCACGACCGGCTTCCGCGTCACCTTCGAGAACCTCGGCGATGCGTTCAACGCGATGGTGCGCCCGATCGGCACCGGAATCCTGGACATCTTCCAAGCGTCGAGCGACGGCGGGAATCGCCTCATCGATACGCTCACGCGGATGACAACCGCGTTCGGCGAGGTGCTCTCGGCGATCGGCCGGTCCGGCGTGGTCGAAGAGATGTTCGCCACGCTGTTCGATTCGAGCATGAAGTTCGGCAAGGGGTGGCAGCAAGGTTTGATCACCGCCACGGCGAACACCATGGCCTTCGTGGCCCATATCCCGCAGCTCTGGCGTGCGATGGTCGATGACATCTCCGGCATCTGGGATACCTTCACGGCGAACATCGGGATCGGTTTCCGAAACACGCTCCGCGAGATGCTCGGATCCGCCGGCCAGTTCGCGATCGACATTGCGAAGATTCTGGGACTGAACACCGCGGCTGGGAAGATCAGCAGCATCATGGCTCCCGAGGAGCGGCGCCAATATGGCGGCAGAACCGCGGCGGTGGCTGGGGATATCGGCGCCCAGGCGTTTGCGTTTGAACAACGGATAATGAAAAACCTTGGTCCTCAGGGTTTGCCGCAGGGCTTGAACTTCGGCGGCGGGGCAGCCACCAAGGCTGGCGCCGCGGCGGCGGATGCGGACAAGAAGGGCAAGGAAACGCACAAGACCTTGCAGCGGATCGAATCGAATACCAGGCGATCCGCGGATGCGCTCGACCTGCGGACGCAGACGATCGGCGGTGGACGCCTCGGAGCGCTGGGCGTGACTGGTACCGAACTGGCCGGAATGGGCGTTCGCACCCAAACGGAACTGAGCCGTGCCAAGCCGGTATCCAGCGATACGATGGTCACCAGAGGCATCAAGCAGATGATCCAGAATAACTTGTCCTTCGCCGTGAACGGCGGTAGAAGCCTCCCGGTGCGCTGATGTCCAGGCGTGTTCGAGTCCTGATCGATGTCCCAGAGCCGCGCCCGGTAAAGGGTAGGCTGGCCGTCGGTGCCGATGGTTCCACTTGGGACTTCAAGCCGGGCACCACGGTCAGCAATGTGTGGATCGACCCGTGCACCAGCACGGCCATGCTGGCCCCTCTGCCGGTCACCAGCGCATGGCCCACGACGTTCTCCGGCAACTACGCCAGACTGGCCTATGCCGACTTCACCGGGACCGACATCACCAAATGGGAAGGGTTCGCGGTCTCGAAGAACGCATCCGACACCGCGGTGCGGATGAAGGAGACCACGACCAACAAGATCGAGACCACGGCGAGCTACTCCCGCAATACGCCGTTCTGGTTCCGGTACTACCGGAATCAGGTCCAGGACTCGAGCGACGATCCGTTCCTGGTCGTCCAGTACAACGACGGCGCCGGCGGATCGGCTCCCGACAACTTCTCGGTCCAGATCAAGTTCCGGTCCAATGGTTCGATCTCGGTCTTCAAAAGCGGAGTGCTCGAGGCCACATACGATCGGAGCGGTTCCAACTTCTCGAGCGCCAGGGCGTACACGTCGATCTTTAATCCCGCCAAAAAGTGGGTGAACGTTATGATCATTCCGTTCAGGACGCGGGAACTCCTGATCTGGACCGATAATGGCACCTGCTGCGTCCACACCTTCGAGGGATTGTCCTACCCCAACGATCCCGCGGCGAACCCGATAGTGCCGGCCGGGAAGCTTTCCTTCGTGGTCCCGACCGGGAAGCTGGCGCTCCAAGTGGCGCGGTGCTACTTCGAGACCAGCGGGTACATCATGGGCGCGACGAAGACGTTCCGCTTCGCGCCGACTTCCGGCGAATGGACCACGCCTTCGACGCAAGTTTACTCGGACAACTTCGGGACCGGCGGATCGAATCCGACGCTCACGACCACGGTGGTCGATGCGACATCGCCGTTTGCAACGTTCGCCGGGGACGGCACGAAGACCGACGTGCGAATCAAGGTTGCGTGGTCGGGATCGAGTGGCGGATGCAACGCCGGCGTGTATTGCGCGGACGCCTGGGTGGATCAAACGGCCAGCTCGACGTATGACGGCACCATCGATATCACGACCGCGGTGCAGACCATGAGCCTATCGACGGGCGAGGATGGGCGCACCACGCTCGATATGACCTGCCGGGTGAGGCCGATGATCGATCTGGCGGTCCCGAAGATCAGCCAGACCGGAGACCGTCCGATCGCGATCCAGATCAGCAGCCCGAAAACCGGCGCCCTCTGGGTTGACTTGTTCCGCGGTACGCTCGGTCCGCCGGAGATCATTTACGAGCCATCGTCGGATGCCTACACGAACGGAACGTTCAAGTTCCAGGGCGTCGACCGCTTCGGCGACTTCGACGTCACCATGTTCCCCGAGGCGGTTCCAAACGACAACAACACCATCGCACAGTTCTTCGACAAGGTGTTCCCGGTGGCCGGATACTCGACGACCACGTACCTCTCGTCGAACTACTCAAGCACGTTCACGGTACCGTTCTCGGCCGACATCAGCCGCGGGAACTACGCCATGGTCCCCAAGCGCGGCGATTACGTTGGCGGTTACATCAACGCCTTCCGCGACGAGTACTTCGCGACCTGGTACCTCGGATGGCGTCCGACGTCGGCGACGAGCCCGACCGGCGGTTACAAGTTCCAAGTCTCCGATCCGGCTTCGGTCGGCACCACGTCCTGCATGACGTTGTACCAGCGGATGGAGGACGCGGACGCGTGGGGCGGCTATCCGTATTACCTTGCATCGACGAAGACCATTCGCGGGCTTCGGCGGTATTACGAGTCGCCGGAAGCGAACCAGGTAACGGTGGTCGGGCAGGATCCGAAGACGAACAAGCTGCTGGTAAAGACGACCATCGACACGGCATCCCAGACGCCCGGCACCGCGCCGGCATCGCGGCCGGACAACTGGCGCGGAAGGCCGATCCAGTACATCCTAACGAACGAGAACCTCACCACCCAGAGCGCAGTCGACTCCGCGGCCTCGCTGCTCTACAACCGCTTGGGGACAGGTCGATACCTCGTCGAGTGGGAATCCGACCTGCTCACCTATTACTCGCCGGCGCCAACCAAGGCCCTCCTGCGACCGAGCGCCACGGCCACGGTGACAAATGGCAACGCGACCATCAGCTGCACGAACAGCTTTGTGGACGGCGTCCGCGTGGTACCGCGCACGACGGTCGGCAACATCACGGGCGGGACCACATATTACGTTGTGAACCGGACGGCCACGACGCTCGGCCTCGCGACGACGAGTGGCGGGACGGCGATCACCCCGACGGCCGGCGGGACGGTGATCCTGGACGCCCCATGGCTCGAGGGCGTCCATTCCTTCTCGGTCGGAAATACCGTCACCTTCGAGATATCGATCGGCGGGTTCACGAGCTCGACAACGTACTACGTCGTGGCGACAGCGACAGGCCTGTTCCAGCTTTCAGCAACGTCCGGTGGAGCGTTCATCGCGCCAACCGAATACGGCAAGGTCTACCTGTTCGACGGGAGCCAGCATACCAATGTGGTCTGGATCGGAGATACCGTCGGGATCTCGCTGCCGGAAGCCACGGTGGGGGTCGATCCTGGACTGCTTGGCACCTACCAAGTGATCGCGATTCCGAGCATCACGTTCACCCGCGAGGGCGTAACGGATGACATGATGCACGTTCGCAACTGCACCTACCGCGGACTCTACAAGGCCGTCTGATGGCAACGTACATCGATCGGACCCGGCTATCGACGTTCACCGCGCTCTGCTCATTCGATCTGCGGGTTCATGTCTTTCCAGGCGATGTTCCCACACCGGACATCCTCGAGCAGTACTTCCCCAGCCCGATCACGTTCTCATCGAACCAGCAAAGCGGCACCTGCGATACGACCTGGACTGCATCGACCTCGGGATTCGGTACGACGACCTGGACCTATTCGGTCAAGGCGGCGGTGACGGTCGACAATGGTTTCGGAGCGACCACCACGACGAACGTGACGCTTGCTTCCGGGACTGGCACCGCGGCGCAGGCGGCGACCGGTATCAGCGTGAACGTGGGCGCTTGCACCGTCCAATGGGACGCGAGCATTGATGCATCGACCATCAAGTGGGACATCGTCGAGAACGCGCTGGGAACCGCGGGAAGCGCCTATCCGGACATCTCGTACACGATGTACGAGCGGGCGGAAACCGGAGCCACGGCGCTCGCGAAGATCACGGTGAATGGAACAGCGGTGACCGCGACCGGTTCGGTCGGGACCGCCTCGAACCTGAACCACACGCTCGACATCGACTGGACTTATTACAACAACACGACGACGGCAAAGACGTTCACGGTATCGAACGAGTCGATGAACAGCCTATCGTTTTCCGGCTCGATTCCAACCTACAGCCATTCGGGCAACCTTCAGTCCTGCACCGCCACCCAAAGCATCGTAACGGGTCATGGGATCGGCGCACCGTATTACGGCGTCAACTCCTACGCAACGGTCAACACGTCGATCACGTTCAAGCGCGATGTTACGGTTCGAGGCCGCATCCTGGCGTTCAACCAAAGCTACCCAGACACGCTCACCTGCCGCGTAACCGGCTTCGATGGCGCGACCGGTTATCGGGATGTCTCGGCGGTCTCCGGATCCTTCGACGCATCCGATACCTTCCAGAAGTACTCCATCTCATCGAGCTTCACCGATCCAGCGTACGGAAGCCCGTCCACCAGTTCGGCCTCGGCGAACACCGTGCCGGCGTGGGTATACGCCGACGTGAGCAGCTCGAGCTTGTCGAGCCTGGGCGACGATACAGCGAACACGGTGATGTATCTGCGCGGATGGCACTTCGCGGGCGCATCCGTTCAGCAATCGCAAACCAAGGCGATATCGACCGGGACGACGACCGCGACGCGCACGTTCGCATCCGAGGGCGTCGGACTCAACTCCTACCGGTACCTCCGCGTACAGGTCCGGCGCACGGCCGGAACGACGCAGAGCGGCACGATCAGCATCACGACGCAGCCGAGCTCGGTTGTGAAGAGCTGGGACTTTTCGACGTCGAGCGGAACCTTTGAGTACATCTACCTCGACCTTTGTTCGCCGGACAACAAGACCAGCACGATCGACGAGACCGACAGTCCGTATCCTAGGATGAACCCGTCGGACCCGACGAACGCTGGCCAGCTCCTCGATGGCGACTATTGGGGCATCACGCGGGCCACCCAGATCGCCATCACCGGGACCTCGGTCGAAATGGGGGATATCCATCTCTCCGCGTCGAGCGGAGCGACCGCGTGGTGCACAGGCTACTGGGCGCCGACGCGGACGTGGACCAAGCTGCAAAAGACATCCTTCGGCGGGAACACTTGGACGACGAACCGGCTGTTCCAGGGCGATACGGAAGGCAATACCCAGAGCGAGGAAGGATGGGCGCTCTGGCAAACCAGCCCGGCTTCCAACGCTTTGATGACGATCACCGACTTCGTGAATGAAATCAACGCGAGCGATGGTTCCGTGGTTCGGCACCAAGGGTACACGGCGACCGCCAGCACGACGAACTCAAGTCCTACCTACATCAAGAACGGCTACGCCAACAGCGTGAACGGGCACGCCATCTGGCTCGGTGGCCTCACCCGCCGGCGAAGCCAGGGCGACAAGACATGGCTCGGGACAGACCAGAGCGCTGGCGGCGCGGAGGTGCAAGTATACGCCCAGACCATGTACCGCAAGATAAACGGGGACTTTGTGCCGGATGCCTTCGATGCTTTCGAGATCGAGGATTCCGGCGTCCAGTACATGAGCCTGCTCGCGGTCAACTACGCCCGCGGCCGCGCCCATGGGCTGGTCCTTGGAACCGATACCGAGCCGTACCCGCTCCAGACCGTCTACCTGCGTCTGGACTCGACGCTGGCGAGCCGCGGCTCGGCGGCCAGCAACACGATCGGGAACTACGGTACTGGCCTCCCAGGCGGCCTCGGGATGGCGAACCATAATACGGTCTGCAACACGCTCGACACTGGCGATCCGGACCCGCTCTACACGAACAAGCAACAGCGGGCCGTGTTCAAGCTCACCAGCCCGAGCGGGACGTTCGTGTCCGCGGACAGGAACATCCTGAACCAGCACTACTACGCCACGATCCAATCGGGCACGATCAGCCTATGGAAGGCCGCAGGCCCGCTGGCGACCGCCTACACGCAGACGATCACCAGCATCACCGGCGCGGCGAACCTGCACCTGAGATGCCTGCAACCGGATCCGGACCTCGGCATCGTCCTGTTCGTCGAGAAGACCTCCGGCGGCCTCGACCGCCAATACACCAAGGACGAAGGAGCATCGTTCGTGAGCACGGTGATCAATAGCACCGGAACGCAGCCGGCCTTCTGCGTCGACGACCTGGGCATCGAATACTACATCTGGCGCACCAGCGGCGGAGCGATCCAAGGCAAGACGCTCGACGCGAACGGAACCGTGATCATGTCCGCGACGACGCTGGTGGCCGCGAACGTGGCCGACTCCTCGCTGGACATTTACGAGCGCCTGGACGACCTCTACATCGTATACAACCACACGACGAACGGAATCACGGTCGTACGCTCGACCGATGGCGGGAGGACTTACTCGTGACAAGCAACCGGCCCATAGCGCTCAAGGCGGCGGCGGATGCGCTGCTGAACGTTGGCGTCGTCGAGGACGGCGAGAACCGTGGCCGCTGGGTGGAAACGTACCAGGCGGCGGTCGGGATCCCGCCGGGAAGCCCGTGGTGCGCGGCGTTCGTTCGGTACCGATTGGAGCGTGCCGCGGCGGCGCTTGGTACGACCGTGCCGGCATCCTTCCCCGACTCTGGGTGGACGCCTGATTACGCCAATTGGGCCAAAGCGAACGGGTTCTGGATTCCGGTCTCGACCGCGGAATCGGGTACGGTGGTTCCCAGGGTTGGCGACCTCGCGCTCTTCTGGTTTGCCGCAAAGCAGCGGATCGGGCATATCGGAATCGTCGTCGAGTCCGGCAAGAACTGGGGCGTTGTCACGGTCGAGGGGAACACCGGACCGGACGATCCGGACGGAGTCAACCGGGAAGGCGATGGCGTCTACCGCAAGATTCGGACCTGGTCCGAGCTCGGAAAGCTTGGCGGGTTTGCTCGAATAAATTGGTGAGGTATAATCGGTCGGGTTCTCCTTTCAATCCAGCAAGAAGCCCCGAAGGTTGTCCTTCGGGGCTTTTTGTCGTCAGCTCTGGATCACGGCGAGGATGCCGTCGTACCATCGCGGCCGGCGTGGTTTCGGCCGGATGCCGTCCAAGGCCATCGCCTTCACCACGAGCTGGTTCAGCGTATCGATGCCGAGCTCGATGTCGGCGAATGTCTCCGCGTTGACCGCGGGATCGCCGCTCATGCGGACCATCTTGAGCATGGTGGCGGCGTCGTATAGGTTCGCGACGACCGCCTCCAGGCGCGAATGGGTGGTTTCCTGCTTCTTCATGCGTTGCTCTCCAGTCCCTTGATGCGAACCGATTCCTCGCCGTGCACGACGCCAAAGCCGATGAACTCGGCATCGTCGGGCTTCTCGATCATGGCGGCCTTGACGTCGGCCGGGATATTCGAGACGAGGATCGAGCGCTTGACCTTCACCGCCGCGGGACAATGGCGCTCGGCCCATTTCAGCGCTTCCTCCTCGTCCTGGACCTCGATCTTCGGCGACGAGGTGCGGAAGGATACGGTGCCGTAGGGCGTCCGCCACGTCTTGGACTTCAGGTTGCCTTCCCGGTCCCGCGGAAGCTGGGTGAGCGCGAAGCCGGCGATCTCCTCCTGATATCGCCGCTTGAACCAGTCCAGGCGCGACGCGGATTCGCGGACCAGTTTGCGGACGTTCTCGGAGACGGCCTCGAGTTCGGCCATCTTCGCCGCGTGGGCCGACTCCAATTCGAGGTGTCGGCGCATCACCTGCATCGCCACGTCGAGCGAGTCAACCGGCCCGTCGATCCAATTGGAGACCGGCCCCATATATTCTCCGGTCTCGTCGTCCCAGAGTTCTCCACCAATCTCAACGGTCATATTGTCCTCCGATCGGGCGCATGGTGCGTTGCGGTGCGACCTGCCCGGTTGGTCGCTGCACGTTGGTCGCGGCGTTGGCGTCGTCGTCCTCGTCGGCCATGATGCCGAGGATCGAGGCGATGCCGTATCGCCGCCCGTAGGTGATCGCCGAGCCCATGCCATGGGCGTCGGCCTTGGTGATCGGGATGATCGCGTCGATGGCGATCCATTGTCCCGATCGATGGATCAGGCGGGTGCTCACGGTCACCGCCATTGGGCGGAACGCATCGTCGAGCGATGCGATCGCCGAGCCTTGCACGACCGCGACGCCGTGCTTCGCCAGGACCGGCACCGCGGTGCCGAGAATCCCGTCGAGCGTCATGTACCGGCTTTTGAACGCCGGGTTTCGGCCATCCTTGCCGACCGCCGGCATATCCCGCTGGATCTGGACCAGCGCCGTGGCGATCTGGTCGATCTCTTCCGATGTCTGCATCTCCACCTCCGCCGACGTTATATCGGATGCCGATATAAACTGGCAAGGTCCATCGTACCATGCGATATACTCGCCGCATGATTCGAGGCATCACGCAAGAGGAGATCGCCAGGCGGATGGGGTCGCACCAGTCGAACGTATCGACATGGCTGGCCGGCAAGCGTATCCCCAGTCCCGCCAACCTGATGCGCTTGGCGGAGGCGATGGGGACGACGCCGGAGGATCTCGCGTCGATCCTCTATCGCCGGCACAAGGAGCATCTGGCGAAGCGGTGAAGCCGACCGGAGCCCGCGTCCGCGGAGTGGCGGCTCGGCTCCGAGCCAGACATTACCAAGGCATCACCAGCGCCGAGGATACCCTGCTCGTTCTCGCGTACCAGCAAGGGATCGAGCGCCAGGTGGCGATCGACGCGCTCCTCGAGGCGCATCGCGGTCTCGGCCTTGCCATCGTCCGTGCCTATGCTCGGCCCCAGATGATCGAGGACGCCGCGCTCGAAGCGGAGCTCGGCATCGCGGCCGCGGCCGATCGGTTCGATCCAGGTCGGCAGGTCAAGTTCTCGACCTTCGCCACCTACCATATCCTCAACCGGGTCCGGCGATACTGCGTGGCGAACAACTGGGGGATACGGCTCCCCGAGTACGCCGCGTACCGGGCCTTCCGAATCGTCAAGATCCTCAAGGCGCAACCGGAGGCGACCAACGAGCATATCGCCGAGTTGCTCGGGCTCCAGCCCGAGAACATCGCGGACTCCCGCCGGATCATCGAATCCGAGTTCTTCAGCTTGGACGACACCTACCAGCCCGGTGGCATCTCGCCGATCGAGTACCTCGAGGCCGACCAGATGGACACGCTGGCGGCGATGATATCGGGTGAGGAATCCGCATCGATCCGGGCGGCCATCGATCGCCTGCGGCCAAACCACCGGGACTATATCCTGGCGCGGTTCGGGTTCGACGGTTCGGAGCCGCTCACGCTCGAGGAGATATCGGCCCGCCGCGGGATATCCCGCCAGGCGGTGCACGACGCGCTGATTCGGGCGATGGAGCGGCTCAGGAAGGAGCTATCCGATGAGGCATCATGAGGACATGGCGCAGATCGCCTTGATGCACTGGGTGCGGACCATGGCGCCGCGGTACCCGATGCTCGAGCTGGTCTACCACACGCCAAACGGCGGGTACCGGGACCCGCGCACCGCGGCGAAGTTCAAGGCACTGGGCGTTCGCGCCGGTATCTGGGATATCTACGTTCCGCTGCCGGCGCCGGGCCTCTGGGTTGAGATGAAGGCCGGCAAGAACCGGCTCACGCCCGACCAGGCGAAATGGCGCGACCGTCTGGAGCCGTTTGGATATCGGTTCGAAATAGCGTATGATTGGCCCACGGCCGCATGGGCCATCGCCGAGCATATCGGCATCCCCGAGGACGAGCGGCCGAAATAACCCGTTAGGACAACTGCACAATGGATTACATGAGAGGCGATGCCGAGAGGCATCTGCACTTCCTTTTCGACCGGTACGAGGCTGGGTACGTCGAACTACGGGCCCTGCGCGAAGGCATGAGACCGGACCGATCGAGCATCGAGCTCGCCGCATTGTTCGGCGGAATTGATATCGTACACGCCCAGATAGAGCAGTGGATGTCCCAAGGGCGGGACATCTACCTGGGCGTCCTCCCGCGGGACGTTTCGCACATTGCATCCGGCAAGGTCGGCGAGGAGTTCGTGTCCCAGGTCGGCGTCCTCTGGATCGATGCCGACCGGAAGATACCGGGATCATCCCTCGACGCGCTTGCATCCTGCGATCTGGTGGTCGAGTCCGGCAACGGATGGCATGGATACATCACCGCCCCGACGATCTTTTCCGCGACCACCAAGGACCAGCGCCGGAAGGTCAAGACGGCCATCCGGAAATGGCAGGATCGGATCCTCCCGGGTACCGACAACGTCTCCGACCTGACCCGCATCCTTCGCCTCGCGGGAACGCTCAACTTCAAGGACCGGGCGAACCCGAAGCGGGTCCGCATCGTCGAGTCCGACCCGAAGCCGCGGCCGGCGGTGATCCGGCAAGGCAGGCCGTCGAGCGTGGCGCCGCCTCCGGGTTGGACGCAGGAGGAAGAGGCGACGTACCGCAGGATCCACCGAATGGATCCGCTTCTCAGCCACGCCGGCCGGTTCCGCGAGGCGTCCGAGCCGTGGCCCGACCAGTCGGCGCTCGAGGATCGGTACTCGTGGGTGATCCGGATCCTCCAGCGTATGATGGCCCGCGGGGATTCGAAGGAGTCGATCCTGGACTTCGCCGCGGCGGAAGGAATCAGCAAAGCCGAGATCCAATCGGCGCGATTGTCAATGGAGGAATCGGATGCCAATCTCTGAGGAGGAGTTCTACAGCCTCCTGCACGACCATGCGAAGGAGCATACGGGCGCGGACGCGCCGCGCATCGAGGGAGGCCAGTGGGCCGCGTTGTTCGAGCGGCACCCCGAAGGCGGCGGCCCGTTCGGCGGGCGCGACAATGCGCTGGTCAAGCTGCTCGGGTTCCTGCGGGCGAAGAGTTTCCCGTATCAGGTGGCCCTCGCGATCGCGGAATGGTGGGATGCCAAGTTCGTCGACCCGCCGCTCGGACCGCTTGCGATCCGCGACAAGATGTCCCGCGGCTGGGTGGAGTGGCTCGACGGCGGGATACCGGACGACCGTCCGGATTCGGTCGGCAAGTCCGGCGAACACCTGCTGGAGTTCATTGGGCTCGACCGTCTGGCGGAGCTCGCGGCGGCGGCAAGCGACACCCAGTGGATCGTGCAGGACCTGATCATCTCGGGCGGAATCCATTTCGTGACCGCTCCGCCGGGCGGCGGGAAGACATGGGTGGCGGTCGATTTGCTGCGCGCTTGCCTCACCGGAACCAAGTGGCTGCTGAACCATCAGGCCCAGCGTATATCGTGCCTTTATATAAACGAGGAGATGTCGCCTGGGACCTTTTTCGACCGTCTTTCGCGGATGTCCGTGCCATCCGAAGGGCTCACGATTCTCCAGCGCTCTGGCGTCCGGCTGGACTCTCCGGGCGACCTTGATCAGATCGTCGAGCACATCAAGGGCAGGAGCATCCGGCTCGTGATAGTGGACACCTTCGTGCGGGTGCACCGCCTCGACGAGAACTCCAATGTGGAGATGGCCTCCCTCTACCAGCGGCTCAAGGCCATGTCCGAGGCGGGCGCCGCGGTTGTCTGCCTCCACCACCACCGCAAGTCCGCGGCCGGCGGTGGACCCGTCGAGCACGAGGCGATGCGAGGCGCGGGCGAGATCGCCGCCCAGGCGGATTTGATCGCGTCGATCGACAAGCGGGACGGCGTTTACCGGTTCCACGTCACGAAGCACCGGCACCTTGAAGAAGGGGCCGTCGAGGACGTCGGATTCGGAATCGAGACGTCCGACGACAACCTCGTTTCGCTCTGCCATTCGGAATTGCCCGATACGGCCTCCACGTTGCCCGTACAGGGGCGCAAGGCCAAAGATGGTACTCCTAGCCCATCCGACCGAATTCTCGCCGTCCTGAGCGAAAATCCGGGCATTGGTTTGAACCGGGTGCAAGCCCTTGCGAAGGTCAAGCGTGAGACGTGCCAGGCGGTTCTGGCCGAACTCGAGACCGGCGGGTTGATCGAGTCGGTCACCAAGGACAAGTGGCCGATCTGGTTCGTGGCGGGCGCTTAGGTGGTTCCCGGCCCTTAGCCCCCTACGGGGGCTTTAGGTGGGAATCAGTCTGGGAACCACCTTTGGTTTCCCCCAGACCCCCTTCCATCCTAGGGCCGGCAAGGTTCCGCCGCTACGCTTCGCGGCGGCAGAACCAAGCCGGCCTGCCTAAGTGGTTCGATGGTTATTTATGCTGGAGGTTGACAGGCGGTATATCGCCGTGTACCATGCCCTGCCGGACCTTCCGGCGATAACGCAGCCGGATGTCCGGCAAAGGAAAACACATGAGCTTTTTCGCAAAACACGCCAGCTTCAGTGGCGGATCGTTCCCGGTGGCCGATGCCGGCCAGTACAAGTGCGTCCTGGTCGATGTCGAACAGACCGAGCGGCCCAGCTTCGAGGATCGCGACCGGCTGGAACCCAACTTCCGATGGGTGTTCGAGACGGTCGAGGTCGGCGACGAGGACGGACGGCCGTTCCGCTTCACCCAGTTCACCAAGACGGCCTACGGTTACGATGCCGCCAAACTCACCAAGCTGCTCGACGGTATGCTCGGACGGCGACTCACCCCGCAGGAATTCGCCGGGCTCGATCTCGACGAACTCAAGGCGGCGTCCTGGGCGGTCACGGTCGATACCGTCATGTCCGCCAAGGGTCGCGAGGTCAACACGATCCAGAGCGTCAAGCCTTGGAAACAACCGGCCCGCAAGCCGCTTCGCAAGCCCTTGGTCGACGAGACCGATGGCATCGAGGATCCGTTCGCCGAATGACTCAAGAACAATGGGATCGGAAAATGAAGCCAAGCCCAGCTGGTGATTGGGTTCTGCAAGAAGAAGAACACAAATACCAAGCTGGTCGAGCGGTTTTTGCAGATGAGTGCATGGGAGAATTCGCCAATGTCGATTTGGCGTTCTACAAGCACGCTTCTGGTGGACGAACTGATCTGATCCTGATGATCATCGCGAATCATCTGAATGATCTGAACGAGACACTGCAGGAAATCAGTTCAAAGTTGAAGTGAGCAGACACGGCCCGGTCGGAAACGGCCGGGCCTTTTCGATGGGGGAGAACCAATGGGTAACGACCAACTGCTCGAGCAGCTCCTGGCGCTCGACCACATAAACCACGACATCAAGAACCTCTCGGCGATCCACCGGATAGTTCACGATATCCAGCGATGGCTC